TCATGTCAGATAAAACCCCCACACGACGCGTGGGAACTGGGAGCCAAAGCTTTCATTGACCAGGCCTTTCGTGACTCATGGACTGGTGACATGAAGGCCCGGGCTGAAGACCGTTTCGCTAAGGTGCAGGCCGCATCCAGTGAAAACGACGTCCTCAACGTGGTGAGGTCAGACTTGCCTTTCAAGAGCTGGTGGATTACGGGACCACTACTCTGGCAGTCACCTCCCATGGCTTATGAGGCCTCGGTCCAAAATTTCTGCTTTGGGATGGGGAGACACTACGGGAACAAGCCACGGGCATGTGCTTGTGACCCCGAACCCAACAAACCCATAGCGGACTATGCACACGTGGGCACGTGTGCTATGTGCGTTGCCTGGGAAGAGGCTAGGGTGGCCATGTTGCCCTGGTCCTCCACGCTGCACCACAAGGCCAACGCTTATTTACAGCACCAGGATCGACTCGGCGAACCGGTCGATGTGCAGCACCACGTTGAAGCCATTGCACAGGGAGAGCCAATTCCCAAATGCAGCCCAGCAGACGACCAATTTGGTTTCTCTAGCTGGTACATGGGCCTGGATTCCACACGGCGTAGAATATACGGTCCTGGCATCAACGATCTGCTGGAAGGCAGGTTTGCTCCTTACACCTTTTCGATGACGGCGTTCATCAAATGGGAAAAGGGCACGCAGAACCTGCCCAACGGCAAGAGCAAACGCCTAAAGGCCCCACGGTTGGTTTGCCCCTCCAAGCATCCACAAGCAAACCTGGTTTCAGGCCCGGTGTTCAAAGCGGTGTCAAAAGCTTTGACCTGGGATTCACAAGCTTGGCTCAGGGCTCATTCACAACCCATGCCTTGGGTGGCGCCGGCCGAGGTCCAAAAGGAAACGCAGGATCTCGAACCTCCTCAAATCCCTCCTGTCGTAATCACCAGCGGCATGAGTCCGAGAGGGGTGGGCGCCGTTTTCGGGGAATGGCAGAAAGAAAGCTGCATTGCCATTGAGTTTGATTTCAGCGCACTGGACAGTTCTGAAAACAAGCAGTATGCGCGGGTAGTCTACCCCATACTGGCTCTGATCATCAACTCGGCATGCAACGTGCTGCACCTGAAAGCCCTAGAGTTCCTCTTCCAGTCCATGTCACATCGTTGGATGTACACACCATTCGGGCGGTTTTTGTACATCTGGGGTTTGTGCTCTGGGTTTGGAGGAACTTACCACATCAACAGCATAGGCGTCACGATAGCCATCTGTGGCCGACTCTGGGTGAGACTCAAGGCCGAACTCACAAGAGTGCAGGGGTCGCCACCCGTGGGCGGCATTTTCAACTACATACGCTACATTGGTCTCGGGGATGATGGACTCGTTGGTATACGGGGTGTCGACCGAGAAGTAGTGGCTGTGGTGAAACAACAAGTGGTGGAGGATCTGAAGGTGATGGGACTGAACCCTACCCCGGTCCACTCGATCATCCCATCATTTTGTTCAGCCGTGTTCTGGCCCATTGTAGTGGATGGCCTCGAAACCTACGTGCTCGGCCCTGAGATACTCCGGGCGCTTTCTAGGTTCGGGGCCACGTATAACCACTCCAGACCAACCTGCACACGTGTGCAGGGGCTAGCCTATTGCAAGGGAACCGTCCTTTCCAACATGCATTGGAAAGGCATCCCCGTCCTCCGCGTGCTTTGGGATTACTATTCCGGAGCAGACGTGGAGGCGGATGTGACCCAACTAGAAGAACACAAAGGTCATGAGTGTGACTCGACCGTCAAGTACTCAAAAAGTGTAAAAACCAATCTTTTCATCAAGAAAGCATACGGACTTGATCTTGATGAGGTGCACTTGCTTGAATCGGAACTCCACTCAGCCCTGGTCCTCAGTCAAGGAGGGCC